TATGCAAGTGTACTGTAACCCTTGTTTATAGTGATGTGCCTCACTTGGGGCTGATGCCTGGCAAACTGAACACGGGAGGTTTTTCACCCTTGCTAGGTGTAGTCTCTCTTTTGCGCTTAGCTTGTTATTCATTGTGTAGCTTTTTGCTCGATACGTGCGCTGTACTGGGCGGTTCTCCAACACTCCACCCGTGCCTGAGCAGCCGTCATTAGCCAGCGGTAACGCTCCTCAAGCTCTACGGCTTGTCTAATGCCTTCCAATATCTCGATATATTCTGGGTGGGCATAAGCAAACGTGTCTTGTTTTCCCAGTACTTCAGTACCCGCAAGGCTTTTTAATTGTGCGTGTTTACTGCGACGATATTCGTCCAAGTACATACGATCTGCCTTGGCCTTGGCATAGAGTGGCGCTGTATCAATAATATATTGGATAGCTTTAGTAGGTTCATTCATTTGATAAACCCTTCATAGTGTCGGTAGGCTGGGGCTGGTTCTTTTCTACCGCATCGCCTACTATGCCCGTTTGCCTCTTGTAAAGCCTGAAAAGCCCATTTGCAATTAGTGCATACGTAGTATGGTGGGTTGCCTGGTGCGTCTTTCTTTTGTTCAATCATAGGTAACAGCCCTTTGTCGAATAATTTTGGCGCAATCTTGAATAGTTGTTCTCTCTACTTGGGCAAATTCAGGTTGATCGGGCCACTCTAGGGTCATGCTTTCGACCAACTTTGCGTCTTCCTCTCTCTGTTGTTTAGCAACTAGTCTGGCAAAGGCTTGTAATTGCTCAGTGTAAAAAGAGTAAATGTATTCACCACTTGGGTGAACACCAAAGGCGGCAGTTTGCTTTGCCATCTTTTCGAGTTCATCTAGCTTCATACATCCTCCATCTTATAGTTCAGTTTGTGATGCTGAAACCGCATTGCTGCTTCCATTTCCAATTCAGCACAAGCCTCTTGTGACATACATCCAACAATATCACGCCCTTCGTACCAAACTTCCTTCACAGACTCGTTATAGGTGGATTTGTCCTCGTCCATTTCGTATTCATAGACAACAGTAACTACTTCGCTACCCTGACCAATTGTTGTGTCAAATTCCCAAGTATTTTCCATTCTGAACTCCTGTTAAAAATTAAATGTTATCAATGATTTTGTGTTTTTCTATTAGGACTTACCCTAATCCAAGCACTCTTTTACGCAAATATCTACCCCTGCTTCAGATGAGTAAACTTTGGTAAGGTGAATGTTAACGATCTGCGAATCGTCCTTATAAACAATTGAGTTCATGCCATCCTCAACGCTCTTGAGTATGTTACTTCCATCGGGCTTGCGGATAGGCTTCTCCAAGCCGTTTAAACAGTCTTGCGCTCTCCTCTTTGAGTAAGACTTAGGGATTGGGATGCGGATGTACAGGTATAACGTTACAGGGGTTTCCAATGGTTCGCTACTGCCCATAGCTTCTATTGCGGCATCTCTGATTAAGGTTTCATAGGTTCTTGTCTTCTCAGGGGTGTAAGTGGAAATAAAGTTTCCCCTTTTGACGTATCTAGCCCTTTGTTTGCCAACAGGGTTAGCGTCTACTTTAAAAGTTATCATCATTGTCATAGAAGTGTTCCTTCTCTCATTTGTGCCATGTAATTCCTTATTCGATCTCTCGCACCCGTACCATAGATTCTTTCTGCCCTCTCAAGCCTTGCCCTGATGAGATCACGATTCTTTGACCACTCCCAGTTGCGGTAGAGTTCCCTTGCCTCTGCTTGTTCAAGGATTACTCTATCGCTTGGGCCTTGAATGTTACGTCTGCTCCAGATCACCAGTTAACTCCAATGCTTTGTTTATCAGGTGTAGAGGGTAAGGTACGCCTTCCTTTACCTTGTCCAGTAGTCTCATTGCTTCAAAGTAATTCATGCGAATAAAAGTTGTTGGGTTTTAACAGTTGTTCCAGAGTCATATCTCTCAGAGTCGCCTTTTGGATATGGCATAACTTCGTATTTCAATTTAGAACGTAAAACTTTTTTATCAGTTTTTGAACCATGAAAAATGATATATCTATGTTTTCTTGAACGCTCTGTGTAATAAAAATCATCACCATGAAGTTCTTTTATTCCCTCAAGTGTCATACCATCACTTATGGTTTTTGAATGTTTATGTTCTTGTCCTTTAATTGTCCAATCAACTCTATTTGCTGAAAGTCCTGTGTAAAGGAAATTGGTGGCTTGATAAACATAGCCAACATGACCCTTACTGGTATCAGCATAAGAAACAACAATCATTGGTTTTGGCAATAACTTGATTGAGTTCGCAACAAGGAATGATGCTTCATTTTTGTGGTTGTCCAACAAACAAACTCGATTTAGCTCTAAAACCTTATCTGAGTATTCTTTGCCACAGATTCCCATGCAAAGTGATGGCGAGGCAGGAATCCCATAAGTCACTACGCCAACCAGAATGTCATCCTTGTAAAGCCCAAACGCAAACATAATTTGTGGCATACGCTTGGCATAGTGTTTTTCAAGCAACCAAGGCTCAACTTCAAAATTGTTAATTGGAAGAACTTTCATTTGTCCTCCACTTATGTTGTTCAAGCCACTTCTTAGCCTTCTCTTTGGCTTCTAGGGCTGCTTGTTTATCGGCTTGGGTAGATTGCTTTTCGATCTGCAAAACCTCTTTAATGGGGATGTGTGGCCCTTGGTTGCACAAGTTTCTAAACTTGATGGCACTCGGAATAAACTCACCTTCTAGTTTTGCAATGGCAAAGTCCATGCTTGGGCGGTATGTCAGGAATCGACCTAGTTGGTTTTTCCACTCTTGCCGAACAAACTCTGGGTCTATGCCATCAAAGTGGCGATTAAATGGTGTTCCGAAGATTGCCATCATTCTCGCAAAGATGTAATCTAATCCTTGGTCTGCAGTGCAGAAATCAGTTTCCGAGTAGTTTGACATTGCCACCTCCAATTAAGCCTCTTGTTAAACCAGAAATAACCCGTTGATTCATCTGACCTGTTTTGCTGAGATTCTTTTCCTCGGGCTTTAGCCACTCAGCTTGCAAACCTTGAGAACCTCTGGCACACCAAACAGTTAGGAAGTCGCTAAAACTCATGTTTGCTTTAGATGCTTCTTGTCTAGCACTTGAAACCACAGTTTCTGTTACGGGAGCTTTCTTCGCTTTCCTGAGTTGTTTCCAATCATCCCAAATTTGTTGGTCAACATCTGGTGGGCAAGCAACGCTAGTTGCTCTCTTCTCTACTTGGTTAATGGTTAATGGTTTATGGTTAGTGGTTAATGGTGCATCGTCACCCGATGATGTGTCCTTGATGGGTACATCATTAGCCCTTAATGTACCTATATAAACATCTATGGATGATGCCAAATAGTGAATTACAAAGTCTTCTTTGTTAACAAGATGCTTCAAAGATGGGTTGTCTCTGATAAACGCACCATAAGCAGAAACTGCCTGATGTTTGCGAAATTCTGCTATTTCTTTGTCGGCACGAACATTGATAAACCCATTTTCTGTGGACAAAAAGAATTCATTAAGGACTGTTAAAACATCCTCCTCGTGATCTCTCATCCCAATGTGTCTGGCAGCATCTCTGTGCCTAATCGGTTGTTCATGGAGAAAATAGAAGTCTAAAAGTCTTCTGTATGCCAAGTCTTCCAGCAAGGAAAGATGGCGAGTGTGACTCATGTAGTCACCAATGTGAAACTTGTAAAAGTGCATATATTCCGCTTTTTAAACCACCCTTAAAGGAATTGCCAGCAGGAGAAGGGTTAACTCTTTTCGGTTGGGTAGCAACTCCCGACCTAGCTGGATTCCATAATATCAAACTAATTCTACTTTGTAAACTTAAATATATTGATTATTTGTGATTTCATTTGTTGGTTTTCTACCAAACAAACGAACAGCCTGTTGGTTCATAGAAGCATATTCAGACTTAGTGAAGATGCCTTTAGCGTTCCTGATGTCAAACGGGTTTAGCAGATCACGAGGCTCTTCTACCTTTTCAGCCTCAATCATGTGTGGTGCTAGGGTGTACTGAGAAACCCAAGAACGACCTAACTTAATTTTCCCAATTTTTAGCTTCTTCTTGTAGCTCATTTTTGTGCAACAAGCTGCAATAGATAGTCTTGGTATGCCAGTTAAATCCTCTATTTGGTAGGAAGTAAGTGGGCCATTTTGTAATGCTCTGATAACTGCTTCTTGGGTCATTTGTAAAGGTTCTC